AAAACTGGCTAATCTAGTCATGGCATCGTTGGCATCTTCAACACCTTTGGCGGTTTCCTCGCTCATAACGAGGCCAAGTTTATCAGCCTCAAGCATGGCGGCGTGCATTGCCTCTGAACCGCCCTCTAAGACATTAATCATGCCTGCGCCACGCGCACCAAATAGCTTATATGCTAAATCGGCTTTTTCGGTCTTATTGGTTATGCCGGCGGTTACATCGGCCACATCAGCCATCACTTCAGTTACACCTCTAAGCGTGCCATCTGATTTTAAAACGCTGATGTTGTATTTTTCAAACACGTCTTTTGCAAGGCCAACGCCGCGCGACATATCACCCATATTAACGGCTAATTTTTGCACCGCCTTATCAAGTTGTTTTGACTCCATGCCACCTAAATTGGCAGCGTGTCTTAGGCGTTGCAACGACTCCACACTAACGCCAATGGCGCGTGACATTTTTGCCATTTCATCGGTGGCATCGAGCGATTTTTTAATAAAAAAGCCAATGCCTGCTAAACCGGCAAGGGAAACAAAGCCAGTTTTTAAATTAAATACGGCTTTGCGAGTTGAATTTAAACCACGACCAATGGCTTTGAACGCCTTTTTGGTGCGATTTTTTAATTTAATTGTATAGGTTGCAACAGCCTTAGCCATTTTCTTTCCCTTTTAATTCAAAATAGGCCGCCCATATCACTATTTCGACCGTGGTTAATTCCATAATCTCATCTAAAGACTTATGCAAATGCTCTGCCAATCGGCAAAAAAAATGCAAATCATGATCGACCTTTAAGGCTTTTTTGCCTCATCTACCGTTGGCTCATCATCACTTATTTGCTCAACCACACGGCTAATAACCGCCGTGTCATATTCGCGCATTAATTCTTGCAGTTCAGCCGGCCGCCAAATGCGATCACCGTCTTTATTTAAGGCACGCATAATCAGTGCCATGCAAACTGCATCCACTGTTTTGCCGGCATCATATAGCTTTAAAATCTCAGCTTGTTTTTTGCCGTTAATTGCACCTTTATAAAAAATGGTATCATCCCATTCAGGCACAAAAATCGAGTTTAATTCACCGGATAATCTAGCCTTAAATTGCGCTTTTGCATTGTCTTTAATACCCATTAAACAGTTGCTAATGTAAGTGCGCCAGTGCCTTTAAAGTTAAATGAAGCATTAACTATGTCATCAATTGCACCATTGCGATCAATTGAATCAACCAATGCTGTGCCGGTGTAATATTTATCACCCGTGGTCGCACCCTCAAAATAAAACTTAACTGTGACTGATGCACCTGATGTTAATGCTGTTTGCGCTGTATCAAGCTCGTCTAAAAACACCTCGCATGAGCCTGACCATTCAGTCGTGCCGACCTTAAATGTTTTTGCTGAATCAGATAACTTAGTTGTATCAATCGTGCCTGCGCTCTCGCTCACTGACCATGATTTTAATTCGCCTACTAAATCTGTGCCGATGTGTACTAGGCCTTCTGAGCCGGTATGTGTTGCCATTTTTATTACTCCTTATCAGTATTATTTGTTTTTTGTTTTTTAGTCGGTTTTTCATCAAGTGACCAACCAAGCACTTGTGCATTTTCAATTTGTGATGGATGAACCTCAATTGGCTCTGATCCGTGTTTAAACATTTTTGGCATTTTGCCCCCTTTTTATTAACTTATCAAAGTTGTTACATCCGTTTTATCAACCCGATATTGGGCAATAAAACGCATGGTCATTAAACCAATTGGCTGTTCAGCCTCACCGCTGAGTGATATGTCCATGCCGTCATAATTAAAGTGCTTGCATTTACCACTTAACGTGTTGTCACCACTTGCAAAAAGTGCGGTTTCCACCTCTGCACCGATGGTGTCTAGGGTGTTATCTAAATTGGTTGAGGTTTTGGCGCGTGCCTCAACAACCACGTTTAATGTACGCATTTGCTTATTTGCGCTTTCCTCGCCTAAATCCTCATCTAACGTATAAATCGTTAATGCCGGCAATAAGTGTGCCGAGGCTGTGTCATACGCTCTATTAGCAAACACATTTGTGCCGGTCGTGGTCAACCCTGCTAATGTGGTTTCCAATTGATCGCGTATTTGTTGCCTTGCGTGTGCCATTATTTATATTTGCGTTTCTAAAAGTAAACTGGTTAAACCAGTGCCGTCCGGTTGAATACCGACCACCTTAAATGAGTTAGCCTCAATGTAGTTATCATCAACATAATCGTTTGAGTTTTGCATATAAAAATCAGTAATTAAATCCGAATCAATCGTAACAATATCGCCATGTGCAAAAATGCCTGCATCGGCTAACTCGGTTTCATCTAAAAATTCTGTTAAATCTTCTGTAAACATGATTTATGAAAACTCTCTTGTTTTAATAAAAGGTGCTAGTTATCTAGCACCCATTAATCAACTTTGTCCTATATTAAGTTGTCGCGTCTTTCATTGCTGCAAATGACTCTGCGTGTCTAACCGCAATGTCAACATCCTGCAATGCCACCACACGTACTGTGCCTGACGATGAACCCGTTGAAGTATCAACATTAATGTCAATACCACCCCATGTGCCAATAATCAAGTCTGCCCAGTTACCAAACAGAATTGCTGAACAAGTTGTAGTCGAACCTTTAGTAAGGTTTGACGGTACTTGGTTTGAAACAGCCGCGTTGTAACCACGCAATGTGTTGTTATCAGACCACACAAATTGACCAGTGCTTGAGGCTTTTTCAGTTTGTAATAACTTGCCACGTACTTTGGCATTAGTTAAGAAACCCAAATTACCTAAATCAGCATTGTCCAAAGCTAGTTGTGACTCTAAATCAACAATGTCCGCCCAATCCGGCGCTGCACCATTTGTGCCGCCAACAACCGAACCAATGCCCGATGTGTTCAAAACACCCGTTGGTTGGTTAGATGAACCTGAACCATTGATTGCCGCTAAATCAATTGCCAATGCTAGTGACGTTGCAAGATCATTGCGCACAAAAGCCTCAACATCTAATGATGATTGAAGTAACATTTTGCGAGAAATATCAGACATTGAACCAACTGTCTTAGGTGACATAGTTACCTGATCAAACGCTGCTTGTGACTCTGTTACTGCGCCTGACTCAGCTACCCAGTAAGAAGTTGCACCACCGGTTTGACGTGGAATGGCAATGTTACCAACCAAGTCATTCATCATAGTTGCGCCTAATCCAACCGTTGCCATCTTGTTTCTAAGCATATCGATAAATGAGCCTGACAATAAATCAGTTGCAACGGTGTGACCACCTGCTGTTGATGTTGTGACATTAATATCACGCATTAAAACGTCAGTTGGGATGTAAAAACCCTGCGCTCTTTTGCCTAATTTAGAAGCCATGCCGTCTGACATTTCACGCTCAAAACCTGCATCGTTCCAGTTGCCCGTCACTAACGCATTAACCGCTCTAACAATTGAAAAATCACCAATTTCAGCATCATTCATGCCAATTTTAGTGTCCTCAATCGCCGCTTGTGTCGGTTGGTTTTTGTTGATTGACTCCAATGCAACGCCTCTAAACTCATTAATAGAGCGGTCGTTAGCTTTGAATTGTGAGCCGATTTCTTTCAATTCAGGGTGTTTAGCCACAATTGAATCGATCTCAGCACTTCTTTGACGGTCTGCCGTCACTGCATCGCGTGCCACTTGGCCTGCATCGATGCTTGGTTTAACTGTTTCAGTCATTATCTTTTCCTTATTTTTATTAGTAATTTGTGTCATATTGTCACCGTCAGCTGATCTAGAAACACCAATTGAGTTGTCCGCAGGCACACTCACTACGCTCACTTCATACGGTTGCCATGATGTAGCCACAAACGTGTCTAAATCACCCTCTGATCGTTCCTCGTCTAACTCCATTTCGTTGATACGATAACCAACTGAAATGTTTTGACGTATGCCATCTATAACATCTGTAAATATTTCTTGAGCGCGTGCTGACTTTGAAAAACGCACCACGGCCGTGCCACGTTTACCATCCACCGATGCACTTTCCACTCGGCCTATTTGATCGCTTGTATCATGATCCATCAACAAGGGCGCACCACCATTCAAGCGTTCCAAATTGACGGATTTAGGCGAGTGATCTAACACTTCCATCCCAAACCACCTTTCAACTGGCATATCACTTGAAAACGACAAATTTACCGTTCTTGCCTCTTGATCAATCGCAGTGCGATCTAAATTAAATGAACGGGATAAATTACCCGTTTTGATTTGTTTCATTGCTTAATACCTCGCTAGTAATTGTTAAACTTAGGCCTTTGGATTTAGCCAGCTCTTGCTCATAAGCAAGCTGATCATATACATCCTCTATATCACCACCTTGCTCGGCCACAACCTCACTGGCTGTCTTAATGCCTGCCTGAATTGCTGAAACACTGGCCTGAATATCCTTGACCGGATCAACCCACTGCCACGCTTTTGGCTGCCAACGCACCTCAGTTAATCTGTCATAATTAACCATGTCCAAACCCATTGAGCCATTTAGTAATTGCATACTTAACCACTGCTCATAAATACGTGTCATGAAGTGTTGCGTCATCCAACTTTGTTTAACACGCCACTGATCGCGTTCCTCAATTGTGCCGGATCGTATAGAGGAAAAACTAACACCCTCTAAATCACTAGCCAAACTGTTATAAGCTACGCCCAAACCACTTGAAATACCACGCAAAATTGCCTTATTAAAATCCTTAAATGCTGATGTTGGGTGGGTTGGATCAAACGCCTCGGCTTTCATGCCGGCCGGTAATTGGTGGCCAATGCCAGGCTCAATATCCATAAGCAATGAGCCATCATCTGCCTCATCACCAATAAATGAATCGCCGGCCTCTGAGGTGTAGAAAATCATGCTTGATGCACCAACTCTAGCAGCCACTAATTCAGCTTCTTCGTATGCGCCCAACATTTGCAAGCGTGTCATTGCACTGGCTAACCAAGTAGCACCGCGTATTTGTTCAGGGCGTTCACCGATAAAGGCGTGGATAATATTACTAGCCTCAACACGTTCAGCCCTTGCCGCAGCCGTGGCCACATTGTCAGGGTTAATTAATAAGTGATATGCCACCGGCTTGCCAGTAATATCAAACTCAATACCCATGCGAATGACTGCGCCATTGCCCAAGTCTTTATTTAGGTTTTCATCTAATCGGTTAATATCTAAAAATTGCAGCTTAAAACCAAACTTTGAATCATCATGGATAATGCGGCAAAGCACCTCACCATCCCTGGCTGCGGTTTCTATAAATAAACGCTGCATTTCAATAAATGAAAGGCGGCCATCCCATGCACAATTTTTAGCTTTTGACCATTGCGCCCATGCCTGCTCAACTATGCGGTTTGATTTTTGGTCTAATTTGCCGCGAGTAGTTTTGCTTTTAACTTGTAATAATATTCCTTTAGCACCGACCACATTGCTAACGACCATTTGTAAATATTTTTTTGCATAATCATTATTAACACTTAAATCCCTTGCACGCGATCTAAGGACTTTTCCCCCTGATTGTAAATCCTTATTAATATTTTGCTGAGTGGTAGTCCAACTGTTAGTCAATCGGTCTATCTTTGCAGCCGCATATTGGCGGCGCATTGTTTGCTTTCTTTTTGCTTTGTGTTTTTTAAAAAAATTCAAATCCATAATTAAAACCTAACCTTAATCACGCCGCTATGACCTAACCCATTACGAATACGCTCGGCTCTTTGCTCACGCACCCACTCGGCGCGGTATCGATCTCGCAATAAAATCAAATCACTAATTGGTGTGCGGCCTAATGAGCGGCCTTGTATTGAATATGACTCTTGATCCTTGGTTGCACGTTTCTCAATAATGGCCTCAATCGCATCAAGTACCTTTTTAACGTGGCCTCTTGGATCAGTTGCAGCCGCATCACGGTTGGGCTTGATTTCAAAAGTGCCACTGTCAACGGTAATACGCTCACTGTCTGCTGAACGTACAATGTACGCCTGCCAGTGGTAAATGCCTGCGGTGTATGCTGCGGTGGTTGCTGCTGCTACCTCAACAACATAATCACTGCCTGACTCACCGGCGGTAATTGTTATTTCTGTTGCTGTGCTTTCTAAACGTGCTGAGTATTGAAGTGCATAAGATGCCGGCGCATAATCTGTGCCTAAGTCGGTGCGCTTCCACGCGAGGCGATCACCAACAATAAATGTGGTTGGCTCTGTTTCTGCATAGTTTGCAGAATCAAACATATTTGCCATAAAACCCCTATATCTAGTTTTTTTGTGTGCCAAAAGCACTACATCTAGTGTTTAGGGTAGTAACTTTTTTTGAAATGTCAACCTTATTTATTAAAATAATCACCAACGTGAGGCAAAACCACCGGTGGCCTTTTGTTTGCGCATCACTGGGCGGTATTTTTTCTCAATTTTTTCAGTATTTACATCTGCCTCTGACGGTTTTTCAGCAAATAAATCCTTGGTTAATGGCTGCACTGTGTCCTCTAGGGTTTTCCAATCGCGCTGACTAAACTTATTCATGCCCAAATGGTAGGCTGCGGCCAGTGAGTACACACTACAATCCAATACCTCATTGCGTACATGCGATGGTTTAACCCATTCTTTGCGTGGAAAACCTTTGTGGTATCTAGTGATTAATTTTTCTGAGGATATTTGCTCGTAAAATTCATCCGGTAACTCATTAGAAAAGTGCATTGAGCCAGCGCCGGTCTTAATATTAAACTTGCCATAAATAATCTCTTTGGCACTATCCGTTCCCACTGGCCATAACTGCACACCGTCTTTTAATGTCTTGCCACTGAACGTCACATCCACACTTGATGGCTTTGAGATAACTGGTTTATTGCGGGTGGATGAACCTTTAATGGCAATGATGTGACGGTAACGCCTAGTGCGGCAAAAGTCATAAACACGTTGCGTGTGATGGCCACCAGTATCAACCGCCGCCGCACTAATCTTAATGCTTTCACCACTGGCGTGCTGCAACTCTTGCTGTAAATATTCATCTAACTCATCCCATAATGCCGGCGAGGATGGATCACCATAAAAAACATGATAATCAATTGCCCACTGTTGGCCGTCTTTGCCGTATGCCCACAACACAACTTCAAGGCGGTTGTCCTGCGTATCAACGCCGGCAGTCACTAACAAGCCACCCATCGGCACGATGCGTAGTGGGTAGGCCTCGGCCTTTTTCTGCAAATCTTCTTGCGATACTGAATTTGCTTCGTCATCCCATACTTGGCCTAACGTGGTATTAATAAACGTCTTTAAAAGGTGCGGATCACGCTGCGCATCTAACCACTTAACCACTAGGTTTGCCCACGTTTCCCACGGCGAATAAAGGCTTGATATGTGATAACTTCTGCGTGTGTCACGGTAATTGTTGTTAGGTTTGGTAGCTACCCACTGGCCATGCTGCAACATAGCCAATTTATCACTTTCATTGATCACCCCCGCACAATGGCTGCACGCATAAAAAGCGGTTTCCGGCCTTGATACTTTATTCTCGTCTTTATCCCATTTAATATTTGACCAAACCAATTCTTGCATGGTGTCACAATGCGGACACGCCACATGGTATTTGCGTTGATCACCTTTTAAAAACTCACGCTCAACCGCTGAAACATCCTTGACTGTTGGTGTTGATCCCATTAACACCTTACGCCGTGCAAATGTCTTTGTTCTATTAATGGCCAACTCTATCGGTGATCCCTCACCCTCTAAATCATAAGGGTATGAATCGATTTCATCCATGAGTAAAAATCTAACTGGCACAGATCGAAGATCAGCAGCCGAATTAGCACCGGCAATAAACAACACACCACCATCAAATGCTTTTGACAAGGTTGTATTGTTAGAATCGCGAGCGCGTGGATCAGCAACTAAATTTTTAAGCACTGGCATATCTTTAATCATGGTGGCTAGGCGTTGTTTAGAATATCTTTTAGCTAAGTTTTGAGTGGGTTGTATCATCATGAGTGGCGCAGGCGAACGGTGGATAATATAACCAATCAGGTTTGTCAAAACCTCGGTAAATCCTAGCTGTGCGCCTTTCATAATGGTCACAAATTCACACCGGCTTGACGGACTGAACGCATTCATAATCTCTCTAAGATAGGGCGTGCGATTGGTGCGCCATTTGCCAGGCTCGGCCGCATAGGTTTGATTTAATAAGCGATGTTCATCTGCCCACTCACTCAGCAGTTCTTGTGGATCGGGTTTTAATCCGGCAGCAATTGCATTAAATACTAATTGCCCACCATCAACATCAATCTTTGGTATCT